GGAGTTCAGACGTGTGCTCTTCCGATCTCAGGTTGCAGCACCCCATTCTTTTTGTAGAGACAGCACCCCACCATTCATCGGATTTATATTGCATTAAGTCATTTTTTTGAGGCGTGATATTGTTGTTGATTTACCGTATTTATATGTGCTATATTCTTTTAAGAGAGTATTTTGAGTTATATTATGGCTACTAGAAAAGATTTGGCAGAACATTTAGATTTGTCACCACAGAGTGTAAGCGACCTTATTGGAAGGGGTGTGTTAACTATTGGTGCTGGTAGATCACCAGTAAACATAGACTCTTGCAGGGTTCAATATATAAACTTTTTAAGAAAAGCTGCTAGATACACTAAAAAAGATGGAGGCTCGTCTGATATTGCAGAAGAAAAAGCAAGACTTACTAAAGCACAAGCGGACAAGGCAGAGCTAGAGGTGCAACAAATGGAGGCCAAGCTAATACCAGCAGAATTAGTTGTAGAAACTTGGGCTGAATATGTTGCAAACTCTAGGGCGAAATTATTAGGACTTCCATCAAGAGTGGCACATCAGGTTATTACTATTGACAAATACTCAGAAGCAGAATTAATTATAAAAGATCAGGTTTATGAAACCCTTAATGAGTTAGCACAACATGGAATACCTAAAAAATATAGAAAAAGCAATTCAACAAACGAGTCAGGCATGGACTCCACCACCGAATCTAAAGATTAGCGACTGGGCAGATGCCTATAGAAAACTATCTCCTGAATCTTCAGCAGAAGCTGGGTCATGGAGAACAGACAGAGCTCCCTATCAAAGAGAGATTATGGATGCCTTTAATGACCCTGACATCCAAAGAATAGTATTTATGAAATCTGCTCAAGTTGGAGCTACAGAAATATTGCTTAATGTTATTGGATATTACATAGATCAAGACCCTTCGCCTATGTTAGTTATGCAGCCTACTTTACAAATGGGTCAGGCGTTCTCAAAAGATAGGCTATCTACCATGATTCGAGATTCTGAAAAAATAAGAAATTGTGTTAAAGACCCAAGAAGCAGAGATAGCGGTAATACAGTCTTGTCTAAAAAGTTTGCAGGTGGTAATTTAAACATAGTCGGCTCTAACTCCGCTTCAGGACTGGCGTCACGACCTATAAGAATTGTCTTGGCAGATGAAGTAGACCGCTACGAAGCATCCGCAGGCTCGGAAGGTGACCCAATATCGCTAGCGACTAAAAGAACCACTACTTTTTGGAATAAAAAGATTTATTTATGCTCAACACCAACTGTAAAAGGATTGTCAAGAATAGAAACCGCTTTTGAGGAGTCAGATAAACGCTATTACCATGTTCCCTGCCCTGAATGTAATGTAAAACAGGTTTTGAAATGGAAGAATGTGGTTTGGGATGAAAATAAGCCTGAAACAGCAGCTTATGCTTGTAATGAGTGCGGAACTATAATTAATGAGTCTAAAAAGCAGTGGATGTTAAAACATGGCGAGTGGATAGCTTCAGAATCAAAATCAGATACAGCAGGTTTTCATATATCAGAGTTATATTCCGTATGGTCAACATGGGCAGATATGGCTAAATCATTCCTTGAAGCTAAAAAACAACCCGAAATGTTAAAAACATGGATTAACACTGCTTTAGGTGAATCGTGGGAAGAGCAAGGAGAAACTATTGAGCATGAAGAATTATTAGAAAGAAGGCTTAATTATGATTCTGAAACAATACCTGAAGATGTATTAGTTCTAACTGCTGGTGTTGATACGCAGAAAGACAGGTTAGAGTTACAAATGGTTGGTTGGGGTGCTAATTATGAGTCTTGGGTTATAGAGTATAAAATATTTTGGGGCGACCCCAACTCCACCAATGTTTGGCAAGAGCTTGATAATTATCTTAAAAAACGATTTAAGACTGAAAGCGGTAGAGTTCTGACCATATCTTGCACTTGTATTGACTCGGGTGGACATCATACCAATCAAGTTTATCAATTCACAAAACCAAGGCAGGGTAGAAGGGTTTTTGCTGTTAAAGGTCTGTCAACCGCAGGAAAGCCTATAGCTAACAGACCTACATTTGTTGGTAAAAATAAAGCTGTTTTATATGGGGTTGGCTCAGATAGTGCTAAAGAAGCTATTTTTGCTAGATTATCAAGCGAGCCTGAGTACACAACTCTTCATTTTTGCTCTGATCTTGATGAAGAGTATTTTAAACAGCTTACAGCAGAGAAAAGGGTTACAAAGTTTGTAAGAGGTAAGAAATCACTAATTTGGAAGCAAATAAGACCAAGAAATGAAGCATTAGACACATTGGTATATAATTTTGCAGCTATATACATACTTAATCCTAATTACGATACAATACAGGAAAGAATACTATCTCAACAAATAAAACCATCTGAAGATGGTAAAAAAACAGCCAAAAAAGGTATAAATAGAGGTAATTTTGCTACTTCTTGGAAGTAATTTGACATTTCTTTTCATATATGTTGACTTTTAGCTAAAAAACCATAGTGTTAGATGTAGATATATCTAAAACATTATGAGGTTTTTGCTTGAGCAATCAATTTGACAGAGATAATTACCCAGTCCAAGAGCCTGATCGTTTGGTTACAGGAGATAGATTTGCATGGCAAAGACCTGATCTTGTATCTGACTATCCTTTAGCTGACTACACTATGACTTATCACTTCTCTCAGGATAGTGGCGGTGGTGGAACACATCACTTTACATTATCCTCAACTGAAGCTGATGACAATTATTACTTTGAAAAACCATCATCCGAGACTACAAACTTGACTGCTGGTGACTGGGAGTGGCAACTATATGCTATAAGAACATCTGATAGCGAAAGGGTCACGCTTGATTACGGAATAACTAAGTTTGCAATTGGTGAATTAGACACAAATAACGATTTAAGAAGTCATGCAAAGAAAGTTTTAGATGCTATTGAAGCTGTAATAGAAGGAAGAGCTACAATAGATCAATCATCCTTCTCTTTAGGTGGAAGATCATTATCTAGGCTATCTGTTGATGAATTAATGACATTTAGAGATAGATATCATGCTGAATACCTAAAAGAAGTTAAATTAGCTAGAATTAGAAATAAACAAGGGTCAGGAAACACTATCAAGGTTAATTTTGGTAGCTCTACTGGTTCTACACCTAAGAGTTACACATAATGGCATGGTATAACAGAATACTAGGCGTTAATGAGCCTAAAAAGAAAAAAAGACAGGCTTATAGAAGGAGCTATACTGGTGCTAATACTGGTAGGTTGTTTGCAGACTTTGTAACAAGCTCTACAAGTGCCGATGCTGAAATAAAAGATAACATAAGAATATTAAGAGACAGAGCAAGAGAGTTAGCAAGGAACGATAGCTACATTGCAAGATACCTTAACCTGATGGTGTCTAATGTTATCGGTAAGCATGGCATAAGAGTTAGTAGTAAAAGTCGAAATGACAATGGTTCATTAGACCTTGCTGCTAACCAGCTCATTGAATCAGCTTGGAAGGATTGGTCAAAGGTTGGCAATTGCACTACAAATGGAAGATTATCATTTTTAGATTGTCAGAAAATATTTATTGAATCTTTAGCTAGAGATGGTGAAGTTTTAATAAGAAAAATAAAAGATAGCAATTCTCCATTTGGATTTCAAATACAGTTCCTAGAAGCAGATCATTTAGATGAAAATAAAAATGATGTGTATAAAGCAACAGGCAATCGTATCAAAATGGGCGTTGAAGTAGATAAGTATGACAAGCCAGTAGCTTACCATCTTTACAAAGATCATCCATACGATAGAACTTACGCGAGTCAAAATCAACACATTAGAGTTCCAGCAGATGAAATTATCCATGCTTACCTACCTACTAGAGCAGAACAGACTAGAGGTGTTTCTTTAATTGCTACATCAATGGCTAATGTGAAGATGTTAAATGGTTACTTAGAAGCAGAGATTGTTGCAGCTAGAGTTGGTGCATCTAAAATGGGTTTCTTTACTTCACCTGATGGTGATGGATATGTTGGTGATGGTGAATATGAAGATACCTTTAATCCAACAATGAACGCACAGGCTGGTGTATTTGAACAGTTACCTCAAGGTATGGACTTCAAAGCATTTGACCCTACACACCCAACATCTGCTTTTGATTCATTTACAACAAGTGTTTTAAGAAGCATTGCATCAGGTTTAAATATTTCTTATCACTCATTATCTAATGACCTAACTTCAGTTAATTACAGCTCAATAAGGCAAGGTGCTTTAGAAGATAGAAGTATGTATCAGATATATCAACAATTTACAATTGAGCATTTTGTAAACCCAATATTTCAATCTTGGTTAGAGATGGCAATATCTACAGGTCGCATTAATCTACCAATAGGTAAGTTTGATAAATTCTCTAACTCAGTCAACTTTATACCAAGAAGTTTTGCTTGGATTGACCCTTTAAAAGAAATGCAGTCAAACGTACTTGGCTTACAAAATGGAACAATAAGCTACTCAGATATAGCTGCTGCTTATGGAAGAGACACAGAAGAGCTATTTGAACAACATCAAAAAGAGATTGAACTAGCTAAACAGTATGGAATAGAACTAGCATATCAACCGTTTGGTCAGAAACAACCAGTAGAAGCCAATATCAATGGCGGAGATCAAGACGATGAGTAAACCAACTCAAGGCATGAAATCCGAAGCTAGAAAAGGCTTGGACTGGAGAAAAGAACATGGCAGAGGTGGCACTAGAATTGGTGCTGAAAGAGCTAATCAGATTTTAAATGGTGAAAACCTTTCTGATGAAACTATTAAAAGGATGTATAGTTTTTTCAGCAGACATGAGGTTGATAAAAAAGCTCAAGGATTCAGACAGGGAGAGAAGGGCTATCCATCAAATGGAAGAATAGCTTGGGCATTATGGGGTGGAGATGCTGGATTTAGTTGGTCAAGAAAGTTGGTCAATCAAATGAAAAATGAAAAAAGTTTTGACTTGAAAGGGTTAGAAAAACATCCTTTATTAACAAATGAAGAGGAGAAATCTATGAATAAAGAAGATAGACATATCCTTAATGTTACTGAAACTGACAATACTGTTATTGTTGAGTTTGAGAAACATGAGGATGTAGAACATGAAGGTGAAGAATTAGAAGCAACTGATGAAGTCTCTATGGATGAATCAAGTGAAGAAGAGAGGAAAGTAATTGATATGCCTATGAAATTTAGGACTATTGATCTATCCAAACATTCTTATCTTGACGAAGAAAAGAGAATAGTTCGTATAGGTGTTTCTAGTGAAGAACCTGTAGAACGTAGTTTTGGTATGGAAGTGCTAGGACATTCTGCTGAAGATATAAACATGGAGTTTATTTCATCAGGTAGAGCACCATTATTACTTGACCATGATATGGAAAAGCAAATTGGTGTGATTGAAGAATTCAAATTGGATGAGACTGCAAAGAGGACAACTGCGGTAGTTAGATTTGGTAAATCTGCTTTAGCTCGTGAAGTATTTGAAGATGTAGCTGATGGTATACGAATGAACATTTCAGTTGGTTACAGAGTCGATAAATTAACAAGAATGAACAAAGACGATGAGACTTACTACAAAGCTCAATGGACACCTATGGAAGTTTCTTCCGTAAGCGTTCCTGCTGACCAGTCAAGACTTGTTGGAGTTGGTCGTTCTAAAGATAAACAAACTATTAATAATATAGAGGTAATAACAATGGAAAATAAAGATATTAATCTTGAAGAAGTTAGAACTCAGACTATTGATGAAGCTAAAGCTGAATTTAAAAGAAACTCAAAAGAGATCATAGATTTAGCAGCTAGACACAATAAAAGAGATTTAGCTGACAAAGCAATTGCAGATGGCGTATCTGTAGAAGAATTTAGAGGTGTATTATTAGAAAATATTTCTAACAATCAACCACTAGAAACTCCTTCAGAAATCGGCATGAGCAAAGAAGAAGTCAGAGACTTTAGCTTAATTAAAGCTATAAGAGCAATGGCAAACCCTTCAGACAGAAAGGCACAAGAAGAAGCAGCATTTGAATTTGAATGTTCTGCTGAAGCTGCTAGACAGTATGGCAAAGATGCACAAGGCATCATGCTTCCTGCTGAAGTTTTAAGAAGCTGGGGTAAAAGAGACCTAAACACATCTGATGATTCAACTCTAGTAGCTGAAGATTACAGAGGAAATGACTTTATTGATATACTCAGAAATGAGTCATCAGTAATGCAAGCTGGAGCAACAGTCTTAAGAGGATTACAAGGAAATGTTGTAATACCTAAGAAAACTGCTGGTGCATCTGCTGGATGGATTGCAACAGAAGGAAATGCTGCTGCTGAGTCTGAGTTTACTGCTGGTTCAGTAACTATGACTCCTCGCGTAATTGGAGCCTTTACTGACTGTACTCGATTACTTTTACAACAAAGCTCTTTAGATGTTGAGAACTTAATCAGAGATGACCTAACAAAA